ATTATCGGTAAATGGTTCTTTTTCTCTAATCTGTTCAGCAATATTATTTGTATGTTTGATGTATGCGTAATGATCTGTGCCAAGCATGTGAGGATGGAATCCTGTATAGCAGGCGATAGCTCCAGAATAATCATTCATATGTACGTTATTTAAAAATTTTTCAAAATTCCACACAGTTCCATAATCACAATAGCTTATAATAATTTCTTTATTTGGATCTAATTTGTCTATTATAGAATTGACGGAACAAACTGGTCCTCGTTTATCAGTTCGTGGAATAGAATATATTTTACAATTTGGAGAAATTTTTTTTAATTCTTTCTCCATATTTGTTGTCTTTAAATGTGTCTCATCACAGATAAAAATAATATCATGTATTCCGGGAAAAATATTTACTACATGTTCTATTATTGGTTTCCCATCAACCACAATCAATGGTTTGGGATCTTTATATCCAGCATCAACAAATCGTTGACCTTTACCAGACATAGGAATAACAAGTTGTATATTGTCTTTCATATAAAAAATCTCACTGGATTATTTAAGCTTTAAATGCATAGGATAATCGGTGCAGATGGCATATACATTTTTACCATCATAAGCTTCAACATCTTTATAAGATAATAACGGTATTATTGTATTATTCCCTAAAGAAAGACTCAAATCATGAACCCATAATTTTCCACAACTTGTTAAAACAAAAGAATCGTTTGTATGGCAAAAATAATTTATTTCATTTTTAAATTGAGTAAAATAATCAGCAGCTTCTAAATTTTTGCAATGTAACCACAAATTATTTTTTCTTTTATTTAACCAATTATAATCAATTTTATATTGTGGATAATCGTGTCCAAGCCACAATTGATTTTCTATTAAACGCACATCAATTTCAACTTGATAACCTAAACCAATTGCACAATCTATATAAGAAGGTCTATTTTCTTTTTGGGGAAGTATACCATTTATGTTGCCTCTATGGGATATAATTATCATATTTCCTCTATCTTTTTTGTTTTATCATCAATAAAAAGATCGTAATATGGTTTATCAACACGCAATTCATGATACCTAACTCCCCAACTATTTAACTGTTTTTCAGTAATATCATACCAATCTATTTGTTTTCTACTTCCACGTGATGTCCAATATACAATCGTATGACCTTCATCGTAGAATTTATTAATTTTATTGATGTTTTCTTGAATGGGTTTTGCATCTTCATAACACCTACTTTCAGGTGTTTGGCAGATTGTTTCATCTATATCCACATATATAATTTTCATTTTAATAACTCTTTTCTATATTGTTCTATTGGACAATTTTCTATTTCATTTATTTCTTTTGGTGTCAGATAATTTATACTACCAAGTTCATGACATCCAACAAATATTTCGGCAGATTTTTCACACATTTTAGTACATGTTATACATTCTTGTATAGAAGATCCGTGGCATATAATTCCATGATTTTGTAATAGTATTAATTTTGGAAAATATCCTTCGTTATCACAAAATTTTTTTATATAAAACTCAACAAATTTAAAAAGTTTTTTACCGGGAGTTGTATAAGGAATAACGCAAGATTTTTTTCCATTTCTAACTATTTGATCTGGAAAAAATCTATTTTCTGCAAATTTAAATATTTTATCTCCACAAAGTATCTGCATAGTTTTAACTGGATGTGTGTGTGCTATAAATTTTATGTTTTTATTTTCAAAAAAATATAAATGAAACCCGACTTCTAAACTTGGTTTCTTATTAAAAAAATTTAATTGTTTTCCAGATAAATCGCAAGAGATTAAATCATCTTCTTTTAAATTTTTTAAATCACACCCACTACTTTTTATATAAAAAATATCACCATCTATTCCAGAAACATTTCCTTCACCACATATTGCATATTCGTGTACAGAATGTGATAATTTTATTACTTCTTTTTTAATGTCTTTCATTGTCTAATGCAAATATTGTTCAAACTATGTTTTTTAGAAATTAAAAATGATGATGGACCCCTTCTACTTGGATCGGGTTGTTCTGTTGGAATAAAATCTAACCAATTATAATCTGATCTTTTAAATTCTGGAAAAAAATCAGAATCATGCATAACAATATATTCTGCTTTATCTAAAAATTTATCTAAAGCATATTTTCTGGCTTCATGGGGATCTTGATCTATAAAAACAACACTCCATTCTTTCTCAGCTAAAGAATCAATTGTTTTTTCCCAATTTTCTACAAAGATAAATTTATGGTTTGGTTGTTCTATTGATTTATATTTTTCAAACCAATCCCGTTGAGATTCTACGGAAACCAATAGTTTATCTGTATTGGGCAAAAAAGTTCTCAATAATTGTGTACTATGTTCACCACAACCCAACTCCAATATATCACCAGTAGTGTTTTCACAAGTCCAAATTAATAATGGTTGATGGGTTGCCCAGGGACTTGAATCATATTGTAATTCTAAATTTTTGTATTCTTTCATTGTATGTTATTTTAAATTAAGTATTAAAAAAAGTATATAACTGTAGTATTTATGGGGCATTTTACTGTTATCAACCCATAAATCAGAATCAATATACGAATTAAAATAAAATTCACTGTAATTCCCATTTAATTTAAATTTAAATGGGATATTATAATTTGTAAATATTTCTAAAAAATTTAATATATTATATTTTGTATTTATTAATATTTTTAAACTTATTTTATCATCATTCAATGAATTTGTATCATAAAAAAAATTTATTATAATATCTGACTTATATTTTTGTGGATCTATATAAATTTTATAATCATTTTTTCTATTGTCAATCTGTTTCTGTATTTGTTTTTCTGTGTACCCACGTTTTACTATATCTCTTTTCTTTTTCCATTCATACTTTAATTTATCATCTGTATCCATGAAGATAGAAAAATCATAGATATCATGATGCTCATTATATAAACTATGCAAACCACATACTATTATATTATCGGAACTATCTATTTTTTGTTTTTCTGTAAATTTTCCAGTAGTATGATCATAGTCAACATGATATATTGTATTTCCAATTTTTAAATTAAAAATATCTTCATTCATTTTAGCAATATAATTTGCTTCTGGATTTAAATGAGTCATTGAAGACCAATTAGGATCATTTCGTTCCCATTTATGATATCTGTCGCATTCCAATAAAAATGAATTAGAAAAATATATTTTTAATAAATCGGCTAATGTTGATTTTCCCGATCCAGAATCTCCACAAATAGCAAATAAATTACATTGAGACAATATAACATTATATTTTATATCTGATTTAATAATATTTAAATCAGATTCTTGTAAATAATGATATAATACTGTTTCGGGTATATATCCACATTTTTCAATTATTTTTTCTAATTTTAAATAAATATTAAAATATTTATCCATAGCACAAGAAGAACCATAAGCAAAAATATCACAAATATATGAATCTTCAGGATTTAATAATTTTGTTTTATCTATTTTTGAGTCTTTTGGAATAATAATATTATCCGAATTTAACTGATCTAATTTGAATTCAATATCTATAAGTTGAAGATCCGGTCTGGATTTTATCACGATGTCATATTTACCAAATAATTCTTCTTCATTTTGTTTTAATTTATTTAATGTATAAAATTTATACCATTTATTATAAAGATTATTAATTTTTTTATCTTCAACAAATTTTTTATTTTCTTCACATATTATAACTTTTGGATTTAAAATTTTATTAATATATTCTATAGATTCTGATAAAGTTTGAATATTTAAATATTTGTCTTCATTATTTTCATTTTTTGTTATATGTAAAAATATATCAACATCGTCAAAATTATTTAATATAAAATTTTGAATGTTTTTTACATTCAATTTAAACGATCTTAAGTATCCAGAAATAAGAAGAGCAGCTTTCATTCAATTACAGACTTCAATTTCTCCAAATCAACAATCCAAGAAGAATTTAATCCATTATCTAATGGAATGCAATCATTTATATTTATTTGTTTTTTATTATATGACATCTGGCTATTCCAACCTGCAACAAATGTATCTGTATACGAAACTGTTAGTAAATTACCATTAATATCAATAATTTCACCAACCACATTGTTTGATTTTATTCTCATAAATTTTTTCCACTTTTCAGGTTCTGCGTGTGTACTATGATCAAAATATAAAGTATTAACTTTATTCAAACTATGAACAAATCTGGAATTTACTTCTAAAAAAGTAGGAGATACTAAGCATGTTAATTTAGTAATAGGAGGAGAAAATAAAACATTACAAACACCGCCGCCTATGGCACCTACAATATGAGTAGCACCAGAAAACATTTGTATTTTGTTTATTGTACTTAAATTTTCTGTAAAAACTTCCGTATACCCTTTATCTTGAAGAAAAGATACTAATTCGTCTTCGTTTATTAATTTTCTTTTTTGTGTATAATTAGTTCCAATATTAGAAAAATTATTGTGTAGCCAAGTTCTTCTTGATATATAAATTTTTTTATTAAAATTTTTATTTGGATAATCTTTATGTACTTTTTTTACTATACTATTATACAATTCATATATTTCTTTTCTTGGTGGTTTATTAGAATTTATACCATGAGTGTATGAATTAGAAAAATATATCGTTTCATATGTTGTATTTTTATCTGCTAATAATATATCATTATCATTTATTTCCAACAAATTTAAAAATTCTTTAACAAAGGGATAAAATGATTTGGATTGATGATTTGGATAATTCATCAATAGTTTTAAATTTGGTATATTTTTTTTAATATGATTAAAAGTTATCAAATAAGGTAATGTGTCATAAATAAAATGATAATAATTATCTGTATTGTAAATAAAATAAAAAACTGGAGTCGTTTCTATTTTATCTTTAAATTTATCATTTATAACATCAATATGGTTTTTTTCTAATCCATCTAAAGACATTATACGTTCATCGATTGGGTTGTAGATTTTTTTATCTATTAAAGAATATAATAAACAATTTGGATAAAAAATATCAACTCCGTGTAAATTAATATTATGAAATTTGTAATAATATATTTCTCTATTATTTTCATCAGATTCAAATAATAGTACTTTATTTATATCTATATTTTTACATTCAATCATTTTTATCATAATACATTTTTATCTGGTATATAATTAGTTTCATCTATAAAAAATAAATTATATTTATTTTTTAATTCATTCAATTTATCCCTTAAATCATAATAGCCTTCTTCTTTTAAAAATTTACCTTTTACAGTTATGTGTAAAAAATTAAAATCTTCTGTATAAACAAATCCTCGGTGATATATTAATTTTAAATTTGAATTATTTTGTATACCGTAAGATTTAAAATTATTAAAAATAAATTCTTGAACTTGATCATTTAATTCCATAGTTTTATATGATTCTTTATTAAAGACAAAATATAAAGAAAGTAAAAATTTTTTATTATAAATTGATGGGGCATAATCAAATGGCGTTAAATAATTTTTACTCATATTTCGTTGCAATTTGCAAATTGAAATATTGTTATTATGAATAATATCATTTCCATTAAATACACCTAAACTCAATCTATCAATATTATTATTTTTTACTAATTCAAAATATTCATTAATTTTTTTAAAATTAAAATTTAAAATTAAATCAACATCATGTATTAAAATTATGTAAGAATAATTAATATTTAAAAGAAATTTATACATACGTGTGGCATACGTATCATTAACATCATATTTTACACAAATAATATTTTTATTAAAAATAAAATTATTTGAATTTTCATCTAATAAAATATAAATTTTTTTAAATGTTTTAGTTAAATCATTTATAATAGGCCACAAATAAGAATATGCTGAATTGGTTTTTATTACTAAACAATAATCATGGTTCATAATATTTTTTTATCTTTTAAGAGATGAATTAATTCATTTATATTTACAAACATATTATCCATATTATCTACTTTTTCTGTAAAACATTTGTAATAAGGTATAGATAATGCAGAACATTGGTCCATGTATTGTCTATCAATTTGGTGGGGATTTTTAACATTTAATTCTATAATATTTGTGTTATAACTTGAAAAGATAGAAAAAGTTAATGCTGCACTGTTTGGAGATATTATAATATTTGATTGATTAAATATTTTTATTTTTTCAATTGTATTGTAATCTTCTAAATTTATTATTTCAAAATTATAAGACTTTAAAACATTTATAACATCTTCATCGTTTACAACTTGTCTTCTTTTTATTCCAGAATTTCCATCCAACATATGAGATCTATTTCTGGATATATAATATTTTTTATTTAAATATTTTTTATCATTTATATATTTTTTAAAAAATAAATTTCTTAAAAACAAATAACCTTCTTTTGCTATATGATATTCAGAATTTAATATAAATTCTCCATAATTATTTATTATAACATCATCTGGAGTAATTTCATTATAAGGAATTACATTATAATCTTCACTTATTAATGATAAAGATTCGTGTTGATAATCTAAAAAATTTTTAATATTAGAAAAACAAATATTAAATGGTTTGCAAACTTGTTCAACAAAAAATTCTTTATTTTGTTCGATGCTACCCCCTCCACCTGGACCTCTTTGAGATATATTGGTATTGAGATAACGCAGTCCAGCTAACATATAAGTATACCAATGAAATAAATAATCACTTCCTCTATTTTCAATATGAAAAATTACACGTCTATTCATAAGATATCTTATCTCAAACTACTTTTGTATTTACTACCAGACCCTTCATAAAAAATTGCTGGTGCTGTCCAATAAACATTTGCATTTAATTTTTTTTGCAAATAATTAAGTTCATGATCAACTCCCAAAACAATTGGATATAAATTATTTAATAATTTTTTACAAAAATTTTTAGAAATTATATAAGAACAACATGTTCTTGTTTCTTTTATGTCACATTTATACCATATTTTATCACTGCTTCTTTTTAAACCTAATTTATTTTCAATCGTAAAGCCACATCCTTCATTTAAATATGCTATATCTAGGTCATCTGGAAATGTATTAATAGCATGATTCCAATACTCATCATAATTATCAACAAATACTGCATCATCTTCTAAAACTAAACTATATTTGTCAGCCCCAATAGAGATTTTTTTCCATATTTCTATATGTGTTAAAAAATTGGCAGCAACACCAGACTCTGAAGAATTTAAAATATTGTAATTACCTCTTGTAGTGGAGTAATCGGATCTATTTTTATTATAATCTGGATTGGTAGAAAATATAGAATAATCTTGATCTTTTAATTCATTTCTATCTTTTCCACAAACAACTTCATAATTTATGTTTTTTTCTTTGAATTGATTTTTTAAATATTCAATTCTTTCTGCTAATTTATAATAATGACAAATATAAATTTTCATAATTTTATTAATTTTTAATTCTTTTTATAATATTTTCGTACAATCCATTTAATGTAAAATATTTATCGTAAACCTCAATGCCTTTTTTAATCATTTTATTATATGTTATCTCATCTATTGAATTTAATATATCATATATTTTATCAATATTATTAGCATGAATAATAACTGAAAATTCTTGCCAATTCAATTCATCTGTCCAAGGTAAGTATAAAATGTCTGTTATAATAACGGGAACACATCCTAATTGAAATGATTCATACAATCTAAAAGAATTCAAACCATATCCTCTGGGACATAATAAAAATTTACTTTTACTAGCTAAATTAATAAAATTATTAAATTCATCATTATTTACATGCGGTGACCAATTTTTTACATTAATTACACAATTCGGTTTATTGTTTAAATTGTTGGCCATCTCAGTTCTAATTGGATGTGTTAAAGATCCAACAAAAGATGCCAAAAATGTTTTTTCTTCATTTTTTTTAATATATGGAAGCGAAGAACATATTAATGGTATTGGAATTATATTTTCTCCACGAACATTTCCACCAGCAGAAAAACATAAAGTATCTTTTGGTAAACGGTGTTTTGGAGCATCATCATGTTGCATCACTGTAAAATATTTTATATTTGGATCTAGTGAATCTAAAAATAGTTGTAAATTTTGATCTTTATTATCGCAATAAAGAGTCGTCCAACTTACACCTATATAATTTCTTAATACTTGTGGTTTATTTGCAAGAAATTGTGAATAAAAATAATCTTCCAAGTATTCTCCTTGATGATAAGGAGGGTACGTAGGATATTGTGGTTTTGGTCGTAAATCTAAACCCGTATATATCATATCATAAAATCCAATTAAATGTTCTATCAAATTCAGTATGTTTATTTGAATGTAGAATATAAAAACTATCGCTGCTTATTGCATGTTGATATGTCATACCTTTTACAATTTTTAATTTAAAATTATTTTTTATAAAAATGTAGTTCATGTATTTACATTCAACAAAAGGATTTTTAATAGAATCATTTTTAAAATTTTCTAATAAACAATTAATAGCTTTTTTAGATAAAACCATATTTCCTGTGTTAAAACAGCACCCCTCTTTAATATGATTTTCATTCCAAAAAATTTTATCAATAATTTTATTTTCTAAATGATTGTAAATAAAATTTGGAAGAGCTGCTGATGGGCAATAAATAATATTTTCATCAAGACCATATTCCAAGTCTTCTTTATTTAAAGCGTTAATATAATCAAAATTAAAAAAATTATCACTATCAAATAAAATACACCAATCAGATTTTATCTGCTGCACCGTTTTTAATTTGTTTTGATATGCCTGAAGATTGACATTATTGGTATAAATTTTTACTTTATTATCCCAAGTCTCTTTTATTAATAATTCATAATCATTACTACAATCATCTGTAATAATAATTTCATCAATTTCCGGATATATTTGATAATTTTTTAAAAATCCAATAATTCTATCTGCGCGATTGTATGTTGTTAAAGCCAACCCAAGAGATTTATTGTTTAACATATAATGCATCTCCCCAATGGTTGGGCGTGATGTGTGTCCAAACTCTTATAAATCCTTTTTGTTTTAACCATTCATCCATATCCTGAATTAAAGGATTATTAGTATACAATTCATCAGTATTTACTTCTGTATAAACTACATCAATATGATTTAAAGTATTTACTCCACCTTTTAAAACATTAAGTTCAAAGCCTTGAACATCCATATTTAAAAAATTACATGTTGTAATGTTAAAGCTATCAAGAGTTTTAACATCAACTATAGATGTGTCAGTAAATAAAACACTTGGATGCTCTTTTAAATGTGTTTTTGGTTCCATTAAGGATGATGATTGTTTATTATTGGCCAAATACATTACAAATTGACCTTCTTCGTGTCCAAGTGCACAATTAAATTTATTAACATCATTACTTATTTGATCAAAACAATCTTTTTGTGGTTCAAAAATATAAATGTTATTAGTATACTTTTGATATACCGGTATTTCTTCTCCCACATGTCCCCCGACATGAATAACTCCCTTTATATTTAAATTTAAAGTTTTAACAATTTCATCAAATGATAGATACATGAGTTTCCTTATTTTTTAAAAATTTTTTTGCTTTATTTGAATAATATTCTTTTCTTTCAATTTCCGACATATTTTTTATTTTTTCAAAAATTTCTACATTTTTAGAATGAATTTCAGACATCCATGGTGTTGGATTTAATCTAGAATGTTCTATATGCCATACATAAGAATTATCTAGGTATTTTACTTTATATCCCAAAGAATACATTTTAAATAATTTTTCTTGATCTTCGGGACCCCAGCCAATCATATCTTCATTTTCACATCCAACTTCTATATATGATAATCTATTAAAAAATTGAACATGACCATAAAAAGAATTATTAATACGAGTAGTTTTAAAATCTTCAAAATTTAAAGATTTCATAAAATTTTCACATTCTTTAAAATTTAAAATTTGTTTTTGGTGGGGTCCATAGCTATATGGCAAAACCATATCATAACCATCAATAATATATCCAATACTTTTTTCAATTGATTTTAATGGAATTAAAACATCTACATCATAAATGCAAATAATTTTTGTTTTAGCTTGTTCAATTGCTCTGTTTATACACCACGTTTTATAAAATTTTTCATCTATTTTTGGAGTTTTGGTAAAAATTTTTTTAATTCTCACATGTTCTATATTTGACGAATAATTTTTATCACCCATTTCATGAATTATAAAATTTGCTTCTGGGCATATATTAATTAAATAATTTATAGTAAATAAAAAATTTCTATATCTATCTTGCGTCTCAATACCAAGGGGTAATATAAATGTTAAATTATCCATATTAAACTTCACTAAAGTATTATTTATTTCATTCATATTACTTTCCATCCTTCACAATAAATATCAGACCAATCTTTTTGAATATTTGGACCAAACCAAAGAGATGGTGCAATAACTTGGTTGGAGTTTGCCAACCAAGCTCCCCACCAACTAAATGAACTATTTGCGATAATATGGTTATTACACATAGTCATCAAACACATGTCTAAAAATTTATCATTAAATTCTGGATATATAATTTTTTTATTAAAATAATTAAAAAAGTTTTTTGCTTTTGGAATATCATCACTAAAAACAAAAATCAATGAATCTTTTGGTATGTGTTCCATGGCCATTATGTAATAATCTTCTTTACAAATTGGATGTGAATCACTATAAATTAAATAATCACCAAGTCTCAAATGAACTGATGTTATATTTTCATTTTTATATGGTTCAATAAATTTATTACAGATATTTTGAATTTCTGGTTTAAAAACAAATTGATTTAAAATTTCGGTTCTATAATTTTTAAAATATTTTTCAGTTTGAAAATAACCCCAAATATCTGTATTGTCTGGTAAGTTAAAAAATCTTTCATCAAAAGGAAATTTTTCTTCGCTTGCTGAAAAATAACAAATGTGATTTGAGCAATCTTTGGCTTTTAAATTTGAAAAACATTCTGGAAGAAAAAAATTAGCATATTCGTTATTTGACTTCCTATTATAAGGAACACCATAATCATAGCCTCTAACACTAGCCATTCCTAATAAAGAAGCATATTGAAAAAGTTGATTACCAAATCTACCATTTGTTCCTAAACCATGATATGTTATCATAAATAAATTGAATTCCTATCTTCTAATGAATTGTCAGTAAAAAATTGCCAATGATTGGCTGAATCTCTTAAATCTGATTGATAAAAAAATGGTTTATTTGGTGTATAAACTTTTTTTTGAAATTGTACTGATGAAGCACCTATATCCCAAGGTTGTTTTAAATTATTTATACAATATTTTGCTACTTTAGACATTGTTTCTTTAAATTCTGTATTTAAATATAGAATTGCATGTGTTGCTAAAATTCCACCTATTCTCAAATAATCTGCATTGTATCTTTTTGTTTGATAACCAATATTTCCTGTAGAAATACCCAAATAAATTCCATCTGCATCATCTGGAATATCCAATATTGGATTAAATGCGTCAGAAAATTCGGCATCATCTTCCAAAATTAAAAGAGGACAACCATAATTTTTGTCGTCTAAAATATCAATATGCGATTGCGCACAGCCAACATAATGTGCGTTGCTTGATATTGTTCCTGCTGGTGCAGGAATTACTCTTGCAGATTTTCTATATGTATTTTTAAAACCATGCTTGTGCAAGCGTTCTTGCATAATTTTTGCATTTTCTGTTGCTTTATCTAAATTAATCCATACAACAGGAATCTCTCGTAAATCAATAATCATCTAAAGACCTCAAAAGAAATATATTCAATAAAATAAACTTGTCAAGTTATTTAGTTGACTTTTTTTATAGGTACTTTATAATACCCAACTAATATGAATCTAGAAGACCTCAAGAACAATATTACTAAAGATTCTATAGTAGATGATACCGAACTAGGTAAAGAAGCCATTAGGACTCCTCAACTACATGGTAAATACCTCAATATACTTTCAGATCTTAAACTTACTCTAGGAAAACAGGTTAATGATCTGGCTGTACTTAAATTGCGACTTTGGAAAATCTATACGGGTAAGGCCAGCCAAGAAGAATTGCAAGAATGGGGTGAGGAAGCCTCAGATCTTACACTGTTGAAGACAGATGTAGAGCGGTTCATAGAGGCCGACAAAAAAGTTATAGATCTCAAGGCCAAAGTTCTCTTGAATGAGACAAAAGTTAAGATGGTTGAAGAGTTTATTAAGGCTCTCAACAACAGAAACTTTCTTATCAAATCGGCCATCGATTGGTACAAGATGAGTCAGGGCATCGTCTGACGAGATAAATATTATGTGGATATTGAAGTGCAATCTGTTGATGAAGTTCGCTACTACATCAAAGCCGAGCAAGCGATAAAAAAAGAATTAAGGGACTATTTTTCATTTATGGTCCCCGGGGCACAGTATATGCCCATGTTCAAAAAACGAATCTGGGACGGTAAGATTCGTCTTTATGATATTCTTTCATCAACTCTCCCAAGAGGATTGAAAACTTATTTGCAAAAATTTGCAAATGATCGCCAATACAGTATTGATATAAAAGAAAGCGAAACAAAAATATGCATATCCCAGGATCAACTTCTGGACTTTTACAAGACATTAAAGGTATCAGTCAAGAAGCAGACCGTAAATATGCATCCTCACCAACTGCAGGCAATTGTTCACGCATTAAACAATCCGCGCTGCGTTATTATATCCCCGACAGGTTCTGGAAAAAGTTTAATAATTTACGTCTTGCTCCGCTATCTCCAATCCGTGTTAAAGCAAGACAAAAAAATATTGATATTGGTTCCAACGGTTGGATTAGTAAACCAAATGGAGTCTGACTTTTTTGATTATGGACGCGCCGACAAATCATGGTCATGCGCTGGCAGCATACACAAAATAAGTGCAGGTGCAGAAAAAGATACAAATAAACAGATCATTGTATCCACTTGGCAATCTATATACAAACTCCCCAAAACCTGGTTTGACCAATTTGATGCCGTAATATTTGATGAATGCCATCAAGGCAAAGCAGAATCAATCAACATGATTGGTCAAAAGTTAACAAAAGCATGGTTTCGCATCGGTACAACAGGTACACTAGATCAAGCACAAGCACACAGATTGAGTATAGAAGGGATTCTGGGGCCAGCCATACAGTTCATACAGACAAAAAACCTAATGTCAAAGGGATTGCTTGCAACTCTTGGCATCGATTGTATAGTATTGAAATACAGCGAAGAGCAACGCAAGTTACTAAATAAACAAAGATACCCAGACGAATTGAAATGGATCGTTGCCAATGAACAGAGAAACGAATTCATCAAAAACCTCGCGGTCTCAACTAAAGGCAACACGCTCATCCTCTTCAACTACGTTGAGATCCATGGAAAGCCACTATATGATCTCATACAGGCAAATGGAAGCGATAGACCGGTATATTTTATCTCTGGAAAAACAGAGGCTGATACAAGAGAGAGAATCCGGAGAGTTGTTGATAAAGAAACTAATGCAATTCTTGTCGCGAGTTTCGGCACTACCAGCACGGGTATCAATATTGTCAATATCGACAATATTATATTTGCTTCACCCACGAAATCGATCATAAGGCTATTGCAGAGTATTGGTCGTGGTTTGCGTGTCTCGGCCAAAAAGAAAACATTGAAAGTATTTGACATTGTTGATGATGTTTGCCACAAAGCATATAAGAATCACGTGTTCAGACACTTTGAAGAACGATTGAAGATATACAAAAAAGAAAAGTTTGATTATAAGGTAGTATCAATGGAACTACCAAAAGATAAATAGTAAGGAAGGGAGGACATGCATATGTCCGATTCACTTCCCGAAGAGTCTTTCTCGGGCGTCATAAGAGTTGTTAAGCTTACATCTGGCGAAGAAGTTATTGCGCTAGTAAAAGAAGCTTCCTCTGACAAAATAACTTTTTGTTTTCCTGCCCGAATAGAAATTTATTATACTAAAGATCCAAACGGGGAACTGTTTGAATGTTTTAAATTGACAAACTATTTGTCAAATATAAAAGGAAATGAAATAAACATTCCAAAAGATGTCATCGTATATTCGGGTTCACCCACGCCAAATTTAGAAAAAATGTATGAAACTTATTTTGCCACCATGCAAACCGATCCAAAGGTGGTAATTACTTCTGGTGATCTTGATAAGAATATTGGACCGGAAGCAGGGTTACATTTATTAAATGAATTATTCAACAATGAAGATTTTGTAAATTTTGTTAATGATTTAATTGATAATTTTGAAGGTGTTGAAATTTCTATGGACTTAGACGATGATGAGGAAGAAATCAATACCGAAGATTATGAACCAGAAACGCCTACAATAGAGCAGGTTGCTGACGAGCCCCCGAAGCCACAGAAGCCAAGAAAACGTCGTATAATGAATCCTGAGAGCAATAAACTGCCATACGATCCAAATGCCCCAGCAAACAAACCAGAAAGCTGGTCTGACAATCCAACCGATTATCTTTAATTTAATGTGCTTGGTGCATCTGGAGTAAATTCGTAATGTGAATATTTAAAAGAACAAGTGGCTTTTTGTGGCAATAGATCTGCCGAATCTGCTTGAAAATTTATTCCTGACAGAGAAACCGGAACAATGTGTTTAAAATTTACAGTAAAGACAATATCACTACACTTAGTTGTCAAATTGGATGGATTTGGAAATTTATAATTTGTATCATATACAAATAATGTTGCTTTATAATGCCACTCTTGGTACGGAATATTGTTTGTGCTATCATCTGCAATATTTGATAAATTTCTTATCCAAGAATATAGACTTTTCCAGTTTGTTAAATTTGAATCAATTAAAAATTCTATAGATAAAGGTTCAAAAGAAATTCCAAGTGTTGGAACAGGAATGGTAGTTCCAAGTACTGTTGGTTGTGCTTGTTCGTTTAATCTAATTCCTGGAATATTTGCGCGCTGACACATCAATTCCATTTGACTAGTTCCACGCCCAAAAACTAATTTAAATGGATTATTGTATAGTACGTTTATATTATCTGAGCAACTGGTCATAAAAATATTTATCCTATAAAAAGAAAGACCTCCCCATTTCTGGGGAGGTCTTCGTGTGTCTTACACACGGTTACCTATCAGGTGTTACCGTGGAGGTTTTGTAGAACTGTGAATCTGTAGTATTGATTCAAGCCTGCAGTCAAGTTGTCTGCGTCAGGAACCTTGTTGGTGTTGATAACGAATGGGTTAGCAACAACACCGTAACGGGTCTTGAACGCAATCTTTGGCTGGAAGGTGTTAGGATCAACTGCACGTACCATTTGTAGCGGGACGTATGGGCAGTAGAAGAGACCTGCATCGTAAGCAGACTCACCCTTATAGCCAGCAACGAAGAAGTTGTAGCCTAGTGGTGAATATGGATCGATGTAGATCTTGATCTTGCCGTGAAGCAGACCAGCGAAAGTGCTTTGAGTATCATCAACGTTTAGTTGAGGAGCAATTGCTGGGCTGAGGCTCATGAATCCTGACATGGCTAGGGCAGCTGCGGTATCGCTATCGCAGATTACGAAGTTACCCTTACCACGACGGGTTTCCTTGGCTAGAGCGTTGCATTCACGTTCAATCTGGAATGCCAAGCCACGGAATCTTTCAGCAGACCAACGACCGTCAGAATCATTGTCTACGTCATAGAAGCCTGGGGCCATTAGATCGGGTTGTTGTGAACCAGACTTAGCAACGTAGTAAATGGTCTTGACGATTTCGCGGTTGATTTCGGCAAGAATTTCGGTGCTGAGTAGGTTAGCCAACTCTGCTTCGGCATCGAGACCGTGAACGGCCTTGAGGTCTTGGGCTAGTTCGACGGTGTAGTTGCTTGATAGAGCGCGGGTACGAGCTTGTACAGCAACGCGGTCGATTGAGAACGACATTTGGTTCCATGTAGCCAAGTTGGTACCGCTTGGACTGTTTGAACCAATACCTTCACCGTAGTTGGTGAGGATACCGCGGATCTGGGCTAGTTGAGTAGCTGATGGTTTTGGACCAGTACTATAGTTCCAACCTGCGCTCAAACCGTTACCACCGTTTGCTGAACCGAATGAACCCAATGTCCAACCTGAACCACCAAAGGATGGTTGTGGTTCTTGGAACATAGCTTCAGTATAGGTTGCTCCGCTATAATTTGGTGCAACTCCGCTACCAGAGTAGTTAGCACGCATTGCAAAGATCAAACCAGTTGGAGCAGTCATTGGCTGAACGCCGCAGATGTCATAGGCCATTAGGTTTGGCATTGCACGACGAACTAGGCTGATCAATACTGGATCATAACCAGAAACGGCGCCGGTGTTGGTGAAAGATGCAGGCATAC